AGCCGACCCCATCTCCTCAGAGTGCATATACAGCACCGCATCAGGATGCTTCTGGGCAAACATGCTGAACGCCATGAAGTTCTCAGCGAACGCCTTGCGTGGCGGATAGACACCCTTGTTCGCTGCGGTCATCATGACCACAAACTGATCCTCAGCAAACCCCATGATTTCACGGCCAGTGATTGACTTGCCACTCTGGTCTTTGATGTTTGGCGTCGGCTTGAACACCGACTCGATACCGTGAGGAACATACAGGCTGCGAATCCCTAACTGCTCCAACATGCGAGCACCGAACTGGCTCATCGCAATAGGCATCACATTCGGACGTTGACAGAACGCAGCAACCTCCGGCGGACACGGCTGGTGATCCACCGGCACCCATGATGCAATGTTCGGAACCTTGTCCAGGTTCGGGGCCTTCAACACCCACACGTCAAACAACGTCATCAGCAACTTGGGCAGATTTGTTGCCTGCGTCCACTCCATCCAATGCGCAACGACCACATCGTCGCTATATGCACTCATTCCCCTCGGGTAGATTTTGATGCCGTTCCACGTCGACGTTGACCCTTCGAGCCCGTAGATTGCGTGGATTGCGATTTCGTGCCCGTCTTTGATGAGCCTTTGGACCGCTTGCTGGGTTTGTTGGCCGTAGCCCGTTCCCGCCCACGGGGCGTTCGAGTACCAGAGGGCTCGGACTGCGTCCGAGGATCTACGACTGACTCCTCTGGTAAGTGTGCTGCGCCCCGCTGCAAGAGCAGGATCGCCGTCGGGTCGGGTAAGTCCAATGGGACTCCCTTGATGATTATTCGCATTCACGCAGTCTCCTCTCGCAGGTAGCAGGTTGTTCTATCAAGTGTAGATGGGCCGGGATGACCCTGCGTGTTTCACCCCGACCCATCTAACTTTTGTAGCCCCAATCAAGGGACTTCTTCAACTTGGCTGAATCAGCTGTTGTTGATGAAGTACTTGATGTGGCTTGGTTGTGGCAGGTTACCGTCCACACGCATTGACGCACGGAAGGTGACGAGGTCCGCATTGAATGCGTAGTCGTCGCTGCGATCCAAACGGAGACCGCCAGCCATACGGACGTAGTAGCTGGGGAGGTGTCCGAACAGGACTGACTTGGCTGCCGAAGCCTGCGAGGCCATTGCTGGGTTCTCGTAGACCGGGAAGTTGAGGACCTGGTCGTTGCCATCTGCCAGCGCTGGGCTGAAGATGTAGTAACCAGCAGTGTCCTTCAACTTACGGACAGCGCCGAGGGATGCGGTGTTCATCATCCAGCCAACGCCGGGGAGACGACGTGCCGCACCGTCAAGGCTGTACGCCAAGTCGATGAGGTTGTCTGCGGTGAAGAGTCCACCTGCGACGGTTCCGAGCACGCCCGAACCTGCGGCAGCAACGACACCCTTCGGCTGGGTTGTACCAGTTCCGACGGTGAGTGCGTTGTTGACGGCGAAGCCGATTGCGTTTCCGGTTTGCGTGGCAAGGAAGCTCAAGATGTCAACACCCGAGTCTTCGATGAGTTCACGGCTCAACTGCACCAAGAACGAGTACTTGTAAGCACCCAAGGTGATGAAGCTGTTGAACGTCGGGTCAGACTCGCTGATGGCTGAGCCTTCAGCGGTGATTGCCGCCGTTGACCAACCAGCCTGCGATGGGATTTGGAGGTTCTCGCCACCGGCAGTGCGCAGCACTGTGGAGGTGTCAAGCATCGGGCCGACAAGGCGAGCCTGCGCAATGACCTGGTCGTAGAACGACGTTGGTACTGGTGCGCCGGTGGATGCCTTGGTGACGTCACGCTGCTCGAAGGTGAACGAACGGGTCTCGCCACGAGCCATCGAACGGAGAACGTCTGCATCGGTTGACACAGCCTTTGCCGTTGGACGTACTTGGCCGGAGATTTCACGGGTTGCCGCTTCAATCTTGGCCTCACGCTCCGCATCAGCCTTGAGGGCTTCGATGCGGGCTGCACGCTCGCTGAGTTCGTCGTTCATCTTCTTGTACGACGCTTCTTCTTCGGAGGTCAGGTCACGCTTCTCGGCAGCAGCCGTGTCGAGAAGAGCTTTCGCTGCTTCCCAAGTGCGCTGACGCTGTTCGACCTGACGGTCAATATATTCCTTCATTTGAGTGAATGTCCTTTCTTGGACGGTTTTGGGGTACGCAAGGATTTGGTATCGCACCCAGCGAGGCTCCTCAACTGGCAGTAGCAGCGGCTCCGCACATCAACTGTGCGAAGAATCCTAGGCGATGCTCTTCAGCAAATCAAGTTGCTTCTGCAACACACCGATTCGAGATGGTGCAGCTTCGGGTTGTTTGCGCAACTTGGCAACAACATCACTCAACAAACCTGCCTGATCGTCATCCAACTCCGAGCCAGATTCCAGCATCGTGATTGCAACAGCCAGTTTGTCTGCGTCAACTTGTGCACGCTGAGCCAACGTGTCAACGCTGCGCACACTGGCAGAGGTGGCTGCGTATGCCGGGAAACCAGTCACCACAGAAACCTCATACAATTTCACTTCCTTCAGTTCACGCACATTGCCGTCGTCCGACCATTTGTCGCCACGAGCAGGCACAGAGAAACCGAACGACATTGAGTCCACATCGCCACGCTTGATGAGCGTTGACAAGTCACGCCCAACTGTGGTGTCTGGCAAATCGGCATCAACTTTCAGACCACGCTCATCTTCTTCAAGACGCAACGTCTTGGCACGAGTTGTTGCCAACAGCATTGACGAGTCGTGGTTGAGGTACATGCGCACATTGTTTCGTGAACGCAACGACTTCCTGAATGCGCCAGGCAAAATGCGTTCCGTGAACGGCAACGGTTCTGAGTCAGAGTTGAAGACTGCGGCATATCCACTGAATGCCATGCCGTCACCGGCTGGACCTTCACGCAACTCAAACTGGTTGACAGTAAGGCGGCGGGTCTCAATCTTCTCAGTCATGGCAACCAATGCTAGTAGGGGACTGATGCTACTTGTCCAAGAGTAGGCGAGACAAACGAGTCAAGGTCTTGAAGTAGCCGAGGCGGCCTTCTTCTTCTCGGACACGTTCTGCTTGACGCTCGAACCATTGCATCGCAGGACTCGGATCTAGTGGGTTGATTCCCCACAGGTAGAACGCCACCGCACCAGCACCGGGGAACATGTCGTTGTTGGCATCAGAGTTTTGTGGGGCTTCCAAGTCGACGAGATGTCGAGCACCCCAGGCGTTTGCCCTGATGACTTTGTCTTCGGTGATTCTGCCTGCGGCCATGTCACGAGCTTCACGGATGGTGCGAGCCACAAGCCCGTCACCGCCGAGGCCTTGACCGTAGTAGTCCAAACCTTTTCTGGCTGCCGCCCGCACATATTCGGGGACATCGAAGGAGAGTTGGCGGTAGATGTTGATGCCTGGGTCGTAGTAGTAGGGGTCTTCTGAACTGACGTTGCCGGTCTGAACGGTTTGTCCAGGGTTGTCGTTTGGCAGTCCGGTGACGGGTTCCCATGCGTTGCAGTAGTACGACGGTGCCACCAATGCTTCCCATCGGAGGCAATAGAAATCTTTGTAGTAGCCGCAGTTGCCGCAGTTGTGGTTGGCTGGCACGTCGGCTGTGACGGCAGGACGATAGTTGTCGGGTAGTTCCCGATCCTCCATGTCGTCCTCATCTTCGTCCTCTGGCTCATCCTCTGGCTCTTCCAATTCCCCGATCCGAGTGAGGGTGGAGAACTTGTGACCGACGATGACATCGGTGTCTTCCCAGCCACCTTCAACTTGTTGATATATCTGGATTAGGGCCACCGGGTCATCTTCTGAGGCTTCCAACTCGAAGTCGGTACCTGGCACCCGCACCGTACCCGAACGGAAGATTTCCTGAATCTCGCCACGAGCACGACCACCCGAACTATTCCACGAAACATAGTCACCAACCTGCAACTCATCAGGACGAGCACGCTCGCCACCCGGCTCCATCTCCTCAGCAATAGACACCGCAACCATCTGGTCAATAGCCGCCTGCTTCGTAGTATGGCAACCAATCACCTCACCGTCATCTTTCTCAACTGCCCAACCTGAACAGTTGGCATTGGAATCAGAAATGAAGTACGGCATTACGGCGTGATATGCAACCAAGTGACAGTATGACCAGATTTTGTTGCGATTGCGTAGATGACGGTGTCAGCATAAATCGTCAACTCCACATCACCACTCTTAGGAATGCCATGACCATTTGACGTCGTAACAGCAGAACCGCCGACATACACCGTGTCCGTGTTGTCTTGATTCACAACGTGAATCACACCAGGCTGCGCCCGTGACGGATTGAGAACAGTCGCCACAGTTCCAACAGTTACTTGACCTTGATACACAGCCATGATTTACCTCAGAGCATCAACACTACTTGCAAGTCATCCTCTTCAGCAGAGAATGCAATCA